ATGAGCATCCTCAACGTTCTCCTCACTCGTGACCACCTCGTCGTCGCAGCGGATACCCTGGCAGAGGATGCTCTCACAGGGGCGTATTCCGCGGGGGCAAAGCTGCTGCTGATCCCTCAGCACAACGTAGTGCTTGCTGCGCGCGGGTCTACGCAATTCTTCCTCCGCATCTACGAGCTTGCACTGCAGGCCAGCTTCCGCGCAGATTTCACAATAGAACAGCTATCTGCCGAGCTAGGGCTGGTGGTGGACCAACTCTGGCCGAACTTTGAGAAAGCGGTTAGCGAAGCGGGATTGCCGATCGAGCAACTCGGGACCGAGTTGGTGCTTGGTGGATGGTCGTTGAAGAACGGCCGGATGATGGCCACGGCGTATGCGAAGAGTGACAGCCGGCGCCCTTGCGTTGTCCAGCCGATCGGGGGGCAGATGGCGTCGCCGGGCGAACCGCTCCAGGCCGCGACCCCTAGCATGGCCCAGGTGGATCTGCTGGCCCATGCGCGTCTCCAGGTCAGCTACCTCAATGGGCAATTGGGCCGGAAAGTAGCAGGAGGTCGACTGCTAGTTGGGTTTCTGCAGAAGGGGCAAGCCCTGCTCAAGGATCTAGGAGAGATCTAGGTCGCGGGAGTCAAATACGCTAGGGGCTGAAATCGAAGTTCAGGTCTGGCCCTAAGGCAGAAGGCCAAAGCAGACCAAGGTCGTCCGTGGATTTGGGATGTTTATCGAGGGCAGGGTGGATGTCCGCTTCTGGCCGGAAGCGGACATTGGGCGGCGACCGGCCCGGTGATGGCATCCGCCTTCGACCCAAAGCGGGCATCGTTCTCGACACACCTGAGTTGATCCGTACTCCAAAGCCTGTTTCCGCTACCCCTTGTAGTGCTCGACGTAGAGCCCCAAAGCTGCCAACGACGCATACACGGCGGACCCAGCGTTGGTCGCGTACAAGGCAAAGGGAACCGGAGGATCGCAGGGAACTGTTGCGATGAACCACGGAGCTGAGCTCGTCAAGCTCGTCCTAGGTGATGTGAGGAATCCTAGCTCCCTACGCATACCTAGCGCCTCGCGGACGTACGCCTTGTTCCAGCCGCCAGTCTTGCACGAGACCCCAAGAAGTAACTCCGTAAATGCGGGATAGCGACGGGTCTTAATCGGACGATATACACCGACGTCAATCTCGTGACGGTCAGCCGCTTTGACCACCGTCGTGCCTTTCCAGCTATGGCTTAGTGTGGTGACCTGCACTGAAATCCTAATCTCGAGCTTCTCAGTAGACGTAGATCCACTGATGTAATCGTGATCCGGATGGTTTGCTTTGCATGGAGATCCTCCAAACGTCAGGACGCCTGCCATCTTGGGGGTACACGTGAGCTTGTAGCCCGCACTATCGATGATTCGCAGAAGCCTAAGCAGCACCCGAAGTTCGTAAGCCTTTCCTTGCGCGTAGGGAGACCCGCTCGCCTTAGCACGCGAAATGGCTGCTTTCACAGCGTTGAGGATTGCTAACTTACTGATCGTCACAGTCGCGGTCCTCGTGGCGCGTGTTCCTCGCGAGGGTCGTCCGGTGGCAGATATCGAGCGATATAGGCCTCAAGATCTGCCTGCTCGTGATCCGTCAAACGCTGGGGTGATACAGTTGGTAGATGTGACCGGATTGAGCGAACTCGGCGACCTTCTGGTGTCTCAACAGTGTAATGAACGTCCTCCAGTCCGGTGAGACCTTCGACCAGCTTCCCGATCTCACCCAAGGTTTGCGAGAGGGCGTCTTGGGTCGTCACAGGTCTAAAATCGAGAACCGCCGCAAGTGCGGCTGCAGCTTGTGCATTCGTGTCGTCCTCGTAATCAGACATCGCCTGAACAATCGCGGAGCGAAGCGATCTAACAATTTGTGGATCAAGCTCAGACGCGAGGGCTAGCGCCTTCCCTATCTCCCTAATTACCTCTTCACCACCTTGATCTTCTGCCATTCACAACTCCACAGCTGTAGACATTAACGGGCCGCGCGGGATGAACCGCCCGGATTCTCTAAATTCAATTGCCGAAGGTTGCCGTTGGCAATGTTCCTTAAGAGTAAGGCACAGTGCGGTTTGGTTCCATAAGCGGATCGCGCTGGCTGTATCCCGAAGTGTGCGATGACGCCGAAGCTGGATAGTGTCGCTGAATTGGACCATCAGGCACTTAGGTCTGAGCCCTGATACAGATTGATGATATGACTCCAAGTCGCGTACGGGCTGCGAAGAGCACCGGCTACTTTGGTCCGCTTCTGACCGAAAGCGGACATTCGTTTAACCAAGGGTGAAGGAAACTTTTAGGGCCAGGATGGACTTCAACTCTCTCGTTCGCTCGCTTCTATCCGATGCGAAGATGCGCCGTAACAAGCCTCTGCGAGACTAGTGCGCGAGCCAGGTCGCTGACATTGCTCCATGGCCTATGACGTGCCCCGCACCCGCTGGTCAAATGGAACCGCCCTCGGCACCATGGGCACGACCATCTAAGGAGTTCTTCATGCTCTACCAAGATAAGTACGTCGCCTTCATCGACATGCTCGGGTTCTCCGCACTTGTCCAAGAGTCGGCAGCCGACATGAGCAAGCTTGATGAAATAGCAGAGGCCATCGACAGACTAAAGAACACAGCGTGCTGCAACCCAGCAACAGGACTTTTGTTCACTTACTTCAGCGACTGCATCGTCATATCAAGCAGCCGCTCTCCTGCTGGCCTTGCCGACATCCTGAGCTGCATCAGAATGTTGGCCGAGAACCTGCTAGTGGTTGATATATTGATACGTGGAGGGCTCACAGTTGGAAGCATTCATCATGATTCTCAGATGATCTTCGGACCGGCGATGCTGGACGCCTATCGCATGGAATGTAAGGAAGCACGCAATCCCATGGTGCTCGTGAGCGAAGAGGTGCGATCGGATGCTCGCGCTGCGGGGTTAAGCAACCTGTTGACGTGGGATGACGAAGAGCCAGACCGCCACTATGTCCACTATCTGATCTCGTACAGCGCTTATGACTCTAATCCAAGGGCGGGCGTCGTGATTCTCGATAGCCAGGCCGCTCTCATCCGGCATTTCATCGCCAAGAGGCTGCTAGGCGCTCCGGGTAAGATCCTGGATAAAGCCGAGTGGATGGAACGATATTGGAACGAGAAGGTGGCGACAGGTGGAATTCTCGGACGTGTTGACAGGGTCGCAGACCTTGTTAGGCCCAATGCGCGACCATTTCGCAGCAGACTCGCCGTTCTAGCACCGCAACCGGGCGCCACTAGTGTGGACTAGCGAATCAGGCAAGCAGCTGCCGATTCCTTGCAAAGATTCAATTCAATTGGCCATACGGAAGCACGTGCAATCCCTGATGGCAGTCGGGACCACCATCTCCCCATTGCCAGCCGCGTCTGAACCAGCGCCCGGAACGCTTCAGCGGAAGGGGCTGGTCCCTTCCGCTGGTGCCTCCCCTGGTTGCACCGGCTATGCGCGGCCACCACGTTCCCGGACACGTCTCTGCCCCCGTCCTGTTGGGCCACCAGGTGCTCGGCGGTGCATTGAAAGGCTCGGGCCTTACTGGCCTTCAGCCCGAGCTCTGAGGGTGCAGTGAGCCACATCGGCAGGCCGCAATAGAAGCAACGGCCCGATTGGGCGTAGAAGGCAGAAGTGCGAAGGGATCTGCGGCGTTTGGCGGTCATGGATGGCTCCGGAATCGAAGGATTCCCGTGCCCCCATTGGGTGGACCTCGGGCACCCGGAGCCTATTGGCTATGCGGGCACAACACCGGCGCTTTATAGCGACTGGCTAAGGCGTTATAGCTCAGCGCTTGAGCCGCTACAAGGCCCAGATGCCGACCAGAACGGGAGGGAGTCACCGACGCCCAGTTAAGGTCAAAGCTTGGTCAGGGGGCGAGCGACGCGCTTGAGCAGGTGGAGCGGGGCGTGGCGCGTCACCCAGGGAAGTCGCGGTGTTGTAGTCCTGCTCAACCCGCTGAACTGTTCGCACGTTCAGGCCCGAGATCTCGTCTAATTGTTCTTGCGACCAATGTCGCGACTGGCGGAACTGGGAAGTGCAGGCGACAAGCTCTGACCGATCAGGTGCGCAGTTGGGAACTCAAGGGCGAGCTGGATGTGGAGCCAGAAATCGAGGGCGTCTTAGGTGCGGATCCAGGAATCAAGGGCATCTTTGGGGGAGATCTGGAAATCGCGGGCGTCCTTGTGGGGAAATACGGGCGGACAGCTGTGGGATCTGGGGCGTTTCCGTTGTGGCAGTCACCTTGGCCGGGGACTGAGGACGCAGGCAAGAGCCGAGCCAGAGGCCCAGCCATTGCCACGCCGAGGACACGAACGCAGCCACAGCCCGATACAGCATTGCGCATAATGTATATTATGTTCAGATCATCTTGGCGTGGCTGGCACGTCTCTTGCCGTCTCCACGGCTCCTACTCTGGCATGGAGCCTGATCGTGCGTGATCGGAAACTGACCGGCCCATGGGCCGGTTTTTCGTTTAAGGCTGGTCGACTGGTCACCCCTGAAGGCCGCGAGCTGGAACCGCAGGATCTGGCCTGGCTGTCGCTCACCGCTGCGCAGGCACAGGAATGGCGGCGGCTGATGGAGGACTCTGCGCCACGAAAAGACCTGGTGCAACGTCGCCGGAAACCCTTGGCCTACAAGGGTTCTGAAATCGTGGATCTCCGGGAAGTCGTCCGCCGGCGGACAGAAAAACGGTCATCCATGGCGATGGCTGGCCCTGACGCCGAGCCACCTGCAGGTGTCCTGCCGGTACCGGGGCCGAAACGCCGCCAGCGCGTGTGAGGCGCTTCCGTAGGGGCGCTGCCCCTACACCCCGGCTAGAATGCGCGCAGGATGCCTTGGGGGGACGTATGGAACGCGAACGACCGGAGTACCTATCCGAACTTCCGAAGCCACGCTGGGAATTCCCGTGGATGGGCCTGTGGGCGGTACTACTGCTCGGAATGGCCGGTGCCGGGATCTGGCTGCACCTGAAGACCGGGGATGCCTGGAATGCGCGCTTCAACGCGCCGTCAGCGCCACCCGCGACGACGGCCCCGATCCCCGCGCCGAAGACGGAGCCAGACCCCGAATTGCAAGCGAAAATTGCCGCGATCCGGGTGCGCCGCGAACAGGCGGAACGCAGAGAGCAGCAACAGCGCAACGAAGTTCGCTGCATCGGCGGCGTTCTGTTCCGCCGAATACCTGGTGGCTGGGAGAACGTCCCCGGCGAAAGCTGCCCGTGAGTGCTCAGTCCTTCCGGCGCGCCTGCTGACGCACGAACGCCCGATCCATCCATCGGGCAACCCAGTAGTGCACGTCGAGATAGCGGCGCAGGTTCATGGCCGCAGTATAGGGGCCAGCAGCCCGATGCACGCAAGGTGCGCCACGTAATAGCCATAGAAGGCCCACCGACCACGCGGCACCGGCCACGCCACACGCGACAGACCCAACGCCACCGGAATGGCCGCCAGCGCCCACAGGTTGCCGTTAAACCAGCAGATCGCGCCGAATGCCGGCACCAGCGGCCAGACCTGGCGCCACTTGAAGCCGAACCACGCCAACAAGACGAACCCTACCCCGGCCCACTGGTAGTCCACGAACAGCGGAAGCACCGCCGCGGCGAATGCAAGGACAACCCATCTGCGCTGACATGCCGCGTAGACCGCCCCAGCGCAAAGGGCGAACGTGAGCAGGATGTTCAACGGCAACCAGTACCCGAACGCCAAGGCATGCACGGGCTGTGCGATCAGCCCCCACATGCCGAGCCTGCGGACCGACTTGACCGTGTCGGCGCCGGGCTGAGCGAGGTTGTAGGCCATCACCAGCGCGAACAGGGGGAACGCTACCCTGCCCGCCTCGCTGAGACCTGGCACATAGCCGCCGTAGATGACCTTGGCGACGTGGTCGCACGTCATGAGAACCACGGCCAACCACTTCAGCACTTCGCGAGCGCTACCGGTCATAGCTTGTTCGGCCCCGGTGCCGTGGTCATGTAGCTGTCGGTTGGGAACGGCGGCGACTCGGGAAAGCTGCCCATGGTCCGCTCAACGTGCTGAACCACACTACCCGTCAGCGCCACGGATTCCGCTGGGCGTGGCTGGCTTGCCGCGTCAAACCGCTGGTCCCGCCGATCCTCCGACCGCTCCCGATATGGGTTGTAGACAGGCCCATTGCGCGCCAACGTGCGGCACTCAGGCTGACTCAGCTCGTAGGCTGTCCCTTGCTCAGTGAGGCAACGACAGCTCGCCTCTTGACGAACGCCCTGCGCGTCCAGCCCCTCCAAGGACGACATGCACACCAACTGCGGATCCGATCGCGCCTGTCGATCATCGAATACCGGCGCGGTCCAGGGCATGGTGCTGATGCGCGGCAGATGGTCCTTTGCATAGGCAGCGGCTGAGGGCCAGCGCGGCCCATCTTCCTTGCGCGACCCGGTACCAGCGTGCGCAGGGGCCGCATCGGCTAACGCCGATTGCGTCCCCTTTGTGTCCGCCACACCCGTAACAGCGGAAGGGCGCAGCAACGTGTACGCCCAATAGGCGAGGCCAAGACCAACGAGGGCCATCAGCGGCAACGCCAGCACCTTGAGCGGAATGCGCGCCTTGATCGTATGCACCTCAGCCGACTTGTACTGCCCGAAGACCTGCGAGGGCAACAGCCGCGTAGTGCGTTGGGCCATATCGCGCTTGGCGAGCGACTTGATTTCCTCGTTGAGTTCCCCCCAGCGATAGACATCAAGCATCTTCGTGCCGAAACGCCGCACCACGTGCGAGTGCGCGCCAATCAGGCCGCGCACGAAAGGATACAGCTGGTTCGGCTGCTGCGTAGTCCAAACGAAGTCCAGGCCACGGTGCCGGTGCTCGGCCAGTTCCAGCACGTGCCTGGGCGTCTGTTGCCGCGTGGCGTCATGCAGGTGCCCGAACCACTTCCACGCCTCGTCCACGAAGATCAGCGAACCATTCGGGACGATGTAGTTGCCCTCGGCGTCCTTATCGTTCCAGTGCCGCGCATCATCGAGCACGGTGGCAAGGCCGGGATCAAGTCCATCAATGCCAATAGCGAAAATCGGGCGATTCGCCGCCTTCGCCTCCGCAACAAGACGTTCCATCATGAGCGCGGTTTTGCCGTTTCCAGGCTGCCCGGTGAACAGTTCGATAGGCATGTCAGGTCCGCTTCGTCAGGAACGTCTTCGCGGCGCCAACCGCAAACTTTGCCGTAACAGCGGAGGCGATCATCGTGCACGCCACATCGAACTTCATGATCCCCGCATAGGACACCACCAGCGCGCCCCACTCGCCGCCCGGCGCACCAGCACGCATTGCGTCTTCCATCTGGCTGATCCATGGATCCACAAGGAACTCATTCGTTGCCCACGAGATGCCGAGCCACACCATAGCTTCAGCAACCCATGGACCCCACTTCGAGCGGAACAGCGCAGCGAGCGCGGTCAGCAGCGTACTGATCAGCATTGGCATGATTAGGCATCCCTACTGGCGATGATTCGGAGACAGAACAACGCGGCGAGGCCAACAACGAAATAGCTACCGAGGCCGAGCCACCGGCAAAGCGGCGTAATGTCGAAAGCGATGGTTTGCCCCATGACCTCAATTGCTGGCGGTTGCGGGCATCCCCTGCCCCAGCCATAGCCGGAAGCATTAGGGCGCGTTGGTTGGCCGCTACTCGGAGACCATACGTCTGATGATGGGCGATCCGGGGCGGTCTTAACGGTACCGCCCGTGCCGGTGAGCGCATCACGAATAGCCTTAACATCAGGGTTATCGCCACCACCGGTTCCGGTGCTGCTCGCCATCTTTTCCAGCGCGCAGGTGGACCGCCATTGCATCAGCAGACCGGCATACTCCATCGCATCACATTTCTCACCCGTACACACTGGCATAACCGAACACGCGCCACCGGCGATGTTGCGGTTTTTTCGAGTGTTGCAGTCAATGCGCCACTGGATGCGCGCCTGGCCGCACATGATTGGAGACCCGCTACAGGCAGGCGGCGAAGCGCAATTGTCGCCACCGCTGAAAGATTCGTCGGTACCTGGGTCGGGACTACCGTCGCCATCACTATCTCGTTTGCATGTGCCGTCCGCGCCACGGACCTCCCCGCTCGCGCACTGCCCATCGCCCGGTAGGCACTTCCCGTCCGGCGACTTTACAGTTCCGGCTGGACATTCGTTTTCCTTCGACTTGCACGTGCCATCGGGCTGCTGCACCTTGCCCTCCGGGCATGGCTCAGGGCCGCACTTGCCAAGTGAATTGGGCTTGGCGCCATCGGGGCATTTGGGCTCTGGTGAATCGCAAGTCCAGGTAATCTGATTCAACGTGCCGCCGACCTTCGAGCAGTCGGGCTTCTTATCGCACGTGCCACCTATGCCAAAGTTGTTCTCGAACGTCCCATCAACATTCCATGAGTGATAGACGTTGCATCCATCCATGCAGCCAACAGAACCGCCTGGCCCCCTGAGCTGCGACCATATCGAAGTCGCCGAATTTGGCTGCCTCTGCTCGCACCTCTGGCCGTAGTAGAACGAGTTCTCATTCGTTCCATCCGCATTCCAGCAACGAACCGATCCGCCGTTCGCAGTCTCCCGGACGGCACAGGCAATGCGCCCGGTATAGTCGATGCAGTTCTCCGCGATCACCGGCTGAACATTCGGCGGATTCACCCTGCGATACCGCTCCATTGTGCGGTCGATTGCTGCTCGGCACATGCTGAAGGCTTTGCCCTGATCGCAAGACGCAGCGTTAGGACAATCGGCTGCCTGCACTGTAGCTGGCACCGCCAGACCCACGAAAACGAACGCCAGTATGAGCGGGAGCAGCATGCAGATCCCAATGGTGCTGCGTGCGCGCATCAGCTGAAGTCCACAAAGATAATCGCACAGGCCACCAGCCATGCGCCGAGCCAGATCCACCCTTCCATCCCAAGCCCCCTGCCCTGTCCAGGGCGTTGAAAGACCGGGGGGAGGGAGTCGGCCCTGCCCCCCGGTTGCCGTTACATCGCGCGGCGCACCCACTTGTAGACCTTGATGCCGACCAGCACGGTCAGCACGGCACCGCCGATGGCGGCGATGGGAGCGGCAGCGCCCTGAATCGCGGTCACCACGTTGCCCACGTCGACGCCACCACTGCCGCCCGAGGCGAATGCCGGTGCCGAAGCCAGTGCGGCAGTACCAGCAGCCGCCAGCGCGACACCCTTGCCCTTCAGGGCGTTGAAGATCTTGTGCATGTGTCCTCCTAGGACTGTTCGATTTTCTTGCGGATGAGCCGGAACACGTACGCCAAGGCCCACAAGAGCGCGATCTTTGCTCCGATGGCCTGAGCATCCTCAATCGGCAGTTCCGGCAGCAGCGCCGGTTGAGGAATCCAGATCACAGCCGTGCAGGTCCCCGTGGCCGTGTCCAGGTCGGCTTCGCGGCACGCAGGGATCAGCACGGCCATGGCATTACGCCTTCGCCGCCGGAGCGGCCTTGAAGCCGATGGGCACCAAGTCCACGTAGCGCTTCAGGACAAGGTCGCCATAGGGCGACAGCGCGAACGACTTGGGATCAATGTCGTACTCCCCAGCCGGATACGGCGGACGCTGGCCGAGGCCGACACGGAACGGCAACTCGAAGCCGTTGCCGAGGTCGAGGCCGACCATCTGGGAGCGGATGATGGAGTTGGTCCTGGCGTTGTGCTGTTCGTCGACAGTAGCCGACTTCACGCGGCAGATGGGCATAGTTCTTCCCTCACATAACGATGGAGTGCGTCACCCTTGGCAATACCGCGAAAGCGTCCGGGGTGACCGTCACGGACGATGCGGGCCTCGCAGAAGTCGGACCATGAATCTCCGAACGCTCCGCGCAGAACACTGAGAGCCGGGCCCACCTGACGCTCCATCCAGAGCACCATTGCCTCGGCAGAAACTTCGACGTGCTTGCGGATCGTGCGCAGCCGTGTGCACACGCCCTTGATGAGATCGTGCAGCGCGCTGTACGAACCGCGCAGGTACGCGCCCGGGTTCAACAACACGTCCAGCGGGATTTCCATGTGCTTGCCGTACAGGCGCACTTCCGCGCGCACCCAGCGCGAGGACGGCAGGCCCTCGGCCTTGCCTTTCTCATACACACACAGTTCCTTGTGGCCTTTGCCACCGACATACAGGGTGCAGCCGGTGTTGTGGCCTTCATCGGAAATGAAGCGGTGACGCGGAGGGCATCCACCCTCGGTAAAGCCGCCCTGCGCGGCAACCTCGCGGAGCGCATGCACGTCCAGGCGTTCGCCTTCGTAGTCGTCGTGCGCGCAGTCAACGCGGGTAATCTTGGCGTCCAGCATCGAGCACTGCTTGTAGACGCGCGCCCAGTCACGAATCCACTTGCAGCCCATGCCTGTCAGGCTCAGGCATACGGTGCTTTTCTTGCCCCCGATGCCGACGCGTCCAACCACCTCGTTTTCCCGGTCGATCAGCACCGCCGACTGCTCGTAGAAGTTCCAGTTCTTCTCACGAATCGCACCGGCAACCACTTCGCCACGGAAGCCGAAGATGCGGAACAGCAAGAGGTCCAGCTTCTTGCAGTTCACCTCTTCAAGGGCGGAGAGCGGGACCACAATGGTCAGGTAGTCGATGATTGCGTCTTGCTGACCCTTTTGGCCCGTGTTACTCCCCGGGCCAATTGCCGCCGCTGCCAGCTGCCCCTTTTCACCGGGCGAAAGCGGGGAAAAGCCCCCTGCCCCGCCAACGACAGCCATACGGAAGCGAGCGCGATCAACGGCCACGATTCACCTCCGCACGCGGCCAAACAGCGCTGAAATCGGGGCATATTCCGCCTGAGGTCACCTCGATGCCGTGCTTAGAGCAGCCCTGGCGCATAGCGATGCCGAGGCCGTTTTCCTCACCCAACACAGTCAGCCGAACGCAGTTCCGGCATCCATCACGCTGAGAGGGGACCATGTAGCCGATCTCGCGGTGCTTGCTGACCAGCCTCATGCCGATTCCCCAACTTGGGGAGTCGACCGGCGACGGGATTGGAATGCAGTTTCGTCGGCGGCGCTCCAGCCTGATGCGGCCAGTTCGGCGCGTGCCTGGGCGACGATGGCCGCTTCCTTGGCACGCCGGACGGCGGCACGGTCACGCCGATCCAGAAGCCACGACACGATGCGAGCGGCACCGATGGCGACAGCCACAATGGCCGCCAGCAGCACGAAGGAAATCAGCGGGTCGATCATGCCGGCATCCTCGGGTGCTCATGGGCGAGGCACGCCAGCAGAAGGCGGTGAGACTCGACGGTGCGTGCGTAAAGGCCCTCGCCGATCCAATGAAGGCGGTCGCCGGAAAGTCGGGAGAACTGGAAGCCCCTGCAACGCGGGAAGGTCCGCTCCCCGACCGACACTGCGCTCAGCTTTTCGTGGAAGGTCTCGATGAAACGCGCCAGCTTGCGCGCCTCGCGGTACTCAGCGGCCCATGCCGCACGTGCGGTGTTCAT